GTAAATCAATTTCTTTTTTTGTAAGACCATTAACACTTTCTCTTAAATTAAGAATTTCTTCTTTGGATTCTTTAAGCAATGATTTTATTTCATCGTCAAGAATTCCTTCATCAAGAGACAATTTAATTTTGAATTGTTCAATAAGGTCAGTATAAAGCTCACCCTTTCTTGCAAATTCAATAACCCTTTCTGGAATTTCAAGCTCTTCATCAATTACTGAATCAACAAAGTTAGAAAATTTAGAAGTAATGTCTTTCTTATAATCTTCAAACTTTTCCTCATATTCTGTAACAAGTTCTTCTTTTTTTTCCTCTACAAGTGTAGTAGCTCTTTCACGAGCCTTAACATCAATAACACCTTCAAGTTTTTCTTTGATTGAATCTTGTTGTGATTCATCAAGTTTTTCTACGCCTAAAATCTTTAAAATATCTTTCATTATAACTACAGTCCTCCTATAGCTTATTTGCCTTTATCTTTATTTATAGGTATTTACATAATTTTCGTAATTCTTATAAAACCTTTGGTACACAATACAAATAAAAAAAGGTGTATATTACACAAAATAATATACACCTTTTAATTTAAACTTATTTATATTTGATTTATTTTCTTAAAATTTTGTTCCAAGTTGGTAAGCTGTCATTAATGCTTTTTTAATATCCCAAACAGAAACATTATAAAAATCAAGTTCATCAGAATTACGAGCTTTTAATGTTTTTATTTTTAAAATATCTTTAGCTATTCTTTCAAGCTCTTTATCAATATTTTTAGATTCATTAATATACTTAGCAGTTGTATTTATTATATTCATTATACAGGCCATCTTATAAGATTTTTTTCATAAAGACTTATAATATCAGCTCTTGATTTTTCTTTAAGTAACCATGATTGATAATATCCTACCATTTCATTAATTGATTGTTCTATTTCAACAGCATTCAAATCTTTCTCAACAACCTTTACTTGATTTGGTGATATCATAGGCTGACCTAAAAGATTAAGTCTTGATTCATCCATTTCTACAGTAAGCTTATTAAATTTATGACCACTACCAATATATGTAACTTTACCTTTGCATCCTTTTAATTTACCTTCTGTAATTTCAACTATATAGCCCACTTTAAATTGGTTAAGTTTGGCTTCTATAATATCTTCATCAATAATATCAGAAGTAATATCAAATTCTTTACCTTCATATATACCCTTTACCCATGATGGATTGTTACTAGGCTCCATAACAAGATCCCATGTTAAAAGTTGAAAGTCTTCATTGACATAATTGTCATTTTCAGAAACAGTTCCTAGACCTCTACTTGATATGCCAATTTTACCTTCTTTAATAAGTGTCTTAGCTATATTACCCATAGGTGTATCAAGAACTTTAGCTCTACCTACAACATCATTATTATCCCATTCTAGACTATCTGTTAATATAGCTATTTTATCTGGATTAATATCTGGATTAGCCGGATGTGAAAGTTCCCCCCACAAACATTTATTATTAACTTTCTCCATAATATTATCTATTTCTCTTGTAAGTATATCTTTTCTATAACGTCTGCCATTATTATTAAGTAATTCAGCAGAACTAAAAACACCTTTTATATAAAGGTCATTAGAAGTTTTTTCTACTTGCACATTACGAGAAAATTCTGTTATAAGTTTTTTCTTCATTATTTACTCCTCATCTTTTTTTTCTTCTGGATTGATATCATTTTCAAGACCTAACTTATCTTTAAGTTTTTCATCTCTTATTTTAATGACTTCATCTTTAAGCTTTTCTTTAGCTGATATAAAATCCTCACTTTCAAAATCATTTATAATTTCTTTTACTTTTTCGCTGTCCATAATACACCTCACCTATTATTTATATTTTATTCTTCATTTTCATCATCTTTCTTTGTGAAAAATTCTTCATCTTTTATAAAACCTTCCTTATTATCTTCAACATCTTCATCTGTATAATGTAAATATTTTTTAGCTAAAAAATATTTTGAAAATTCTTCATTATTAGATAGACTGTTATAATTATTAAATTGTTGTTCTAAGAATCCTTGCTCCATTGAGTCTTTATAATGTGATGGAGCATTCATAGAAAGTCTTATGCTGTTTTTATCAAGTTTATATTCGTTTTTAAGACCTTTAAATTCAAGATGTAATAGAAATAAGTCCTTAAATTCTTTACAAAAATTATTTTGATGTCTTACAAGAAACTTGGACCATTTTACCTCATCTCTTGATATCTCACCAGCTTTTGAACCACCTATAATATTATCAGCTTCTCTTTTTTCTTGATTAGCAGAAATTCTTGACAATGGATATTTTAAAGCTCTGTAAAGTTTTCGTGCGAAATAATATATATCGTCTAATTCAGTAAATCCAGCAGCATTACCACCTACTGTAGTAATATCAGAACCACGGCCATCTGCCGATGTTGGAATAAAAAAATTCTCTAAAATACTTAATATCTCTGGCTCATGTGTAAGGTTTCCAGTTGTAGGATTATATGTTTGCTTCTTAATGAATTTATTTTTAACCTTATCAACAAATCGCATTGCCTTATCTTTCGGCATATTTCCAGTATCAATCTTAAATACTAATCGCTCTGGAGCTCTTACTATACGGTATATAATAACAGATGTTTCTAATAATTTCAATTGGTTATATGGTACTTTAGCTTTCTCAAGATAACCATATATATCATGTCTCGTTTTACCAAACATACCATGATCTATAAATCCTATTTGTTCTGGATTGAATACTATAATATCTTTGGATTCATTAGCTTCTGCTGCAGTCAACGGTCTTTTGGCGTCTTTTTTAAGATATTGATAATATGATGTAGTACGACCTGTTCTTGTGTTGTAAGTAAAGTCCATTGTTTCTGATGGAAGTCTTTTGATATTAATGATACCATTTTTTTGATTGCTTGTGTTTATTACTCTTTCATAATATAAGCGACCATCAATCATATATGTTCTAAATAGATTGTTAATTTTTTCATTTATATTTAATCTGTTATAAAAAAAATCATTAAACTCACTAAATAAAGTATCTACAATGTTTTTGTTTTTTGATATTTCATCATCTAGTATATTAAGAATAAATGTTTGGCCGTCAATATTTTCTTCTGTCGATTCATTTACAGCATCTTCTATAACATCTGATATTTCTGGGTATTCAGCTATTTTTCTATACTCAATGATCTTATTATATTCACTCTCATATTCTTTGTTAATATATCTATTATAGAACATGTTAAAAGATTCTAGGCCTGTTGCCCCAAATCCCATTGCACTAAGGTTTTCTATACCCTCACCACTTCGTTTTTCTACTTGTCTATCTGTTAATACTGATTCACCTTTACCTATAAAAGACTTTATAGCTTCATTAAGTGATTCCCTTCCTGTTATTTTATCAATCCAAGACATATTATTCCTCTATTTGCTCTTTTTTTATATTACTTATATTTAACTTTCTTTGTCTTTCTTTAACAAATGCTTCAAGATCTATTCCAGAATTCTTACCTAATACTTCTGCTACTACTTGAACCCATGCTGCTTCATTTCTCATTTGTTCCTGTGATTGTTGAACTCCAGTAAATCTAGTATGAAGATCTTGTACCATCATAAGAAGTCTTCTGTGTGAACAGTCTTCTACTAAATAAGCTTCTTCTTCTGGCGGTTTGAACCAATTCTCAATAAAATAAGGACATTTATGATCAAAAAAATCCCAATAAAAACATTTTTCCTTAATACAAGTGCTTTGTAATTTCATGTTAATCCTTTTGTGCTAACATACCAACTCTCGCATATGGTCTGTATGTTGCCGCTGTTGCTGCAGATGATGTTGATCCTGTTCCAGCCGCAGATGATGTTGTTGCTCCTGCAGATGATGTTGCTCCTGTACCATTATACGCTGACCAGCCTGTACCACCTGCTCCTGTTGCCCCTGTTCCACCTGCAGCCGTTGTTCCTGAAGCAGAACCAGTTGACTCTGTAA